ATGGGCAAGACCCTCACCACATTTGCGTTGATTACGGTCTTGACCGCGCTGCTCGCGGCGCTGAGCCTTGCGCTGGCGCGGCAGGGCTATCCGGTCGGCACCATTGGCCTCGCCCGGCTCGACGGGCTCGCCAATTCCGCCACGTTCATTCCGCTCGCCGCGATCTATTTCCTGGCCGCTGCGCTGCTGATGCTGCTGCCGCTGAGGGCGGCGAGTTTCGTGCTGGTCCACGGGGCGGAGAAGCTGTTCTTCGCCGTCATCGTCCTCTTCGCCACGATCGTCGGCGTTCTTGCCGCGCGGGCCGCATTCGGACAGGTGCAGTCGCTCTGGGGCCTGTGGGACTGGCAGTTCGCGTTCGTTGCGGCGGTCATCACAGCCCACCTGCTGCTGGATGAGGTCCGCCGCAACGTCCTTCTGCGCAGCCTGTTTCTGGTCGTGTTCCTCGCAGCGGTACTTGCCTGCCTCTACTGGTCGTTCAGGCTGTAGAGGCAACGACCGACCGCAACACGGTCAAGCGCCAGATTTGAAGCCTCAGAGGCGTCGCACACAAAACCGTGGTAATTTCAGAGAAAGCCTGGAGCGGGTACCGGGAATCGAACCCGGGTATTCAGCTTGGAAGGCTCCCGTGAACCTTTTGAAATCAATGGCCGATGTCACTCGATGGCTCGACTAACCAGAACTCGCCGGCACCCTCTTGCCGGCGAGTCACACCATGAATCGCCGGAGACATCGCTCGGCCATCGGACCGGTCGTGGTGCGTTGCGACTTGAAGCGTCAATCCTCCCGCCAGACCGGGATGCGCTTGATCTTGATCGACACCAGGGCGCGGATTTTCAGCCCGACGCGTTCGGGACCCGACGGCAGGAAGGTGCGGACATCCATGCCCTTTGCGCCGCACCCCTCGCAGGACATGCGATGCATCAGAGAATCGACGTCGACGTCGCCGAAGATCTGCAGCAGGTCGGCAGGGAAATAGACGTGCGTCAGCTTACAGACGGTGCACTTGACCCGCAGCAGATCGAGCCGGTCGGTCATCGCCGACAGCGGATAAATTCTGGCCTTTGGGTAATAGGGCTCCGGCATGAGAACGGAATAGGAACAAATCCCTGTTGCCGTCAACGGGACTCGATGGCAGGATCGATCACATGTGCAATCTCTACAACGTCACCACGGGTCCGCAGGCCATCCTCGAGTTCACGAGGGCGATCGACAATCTGGCTGGCAATCTGGAGCCGGGGAAGATCTATCCGGACTATTCCGCGCCGATCGTGCGCGACGTCGCCGGCCGCCGCACGCTGACCCGGGCGCGCTGGGGCATGCCGTCGTCAAAGAAGGCATTGTTCGACGCGACGGCCAAACGCGCCGGCAATCTGCGCGCCAAAGGCAAGGAGATCGACGACGAAGAGTTCAAGCGCCTGCTGCGCATGGAGCCCGACCTCGGCACCACCAATGTGCGCAACCTTGCCTCGCCGCATTGGAAGCCATGGCAGGGCGTCGCGAGCCGCTGCGTCGTGCCGGCGACGTCGTTTTCCGAATATGGCCAGTTGCGCGGCCCGGACGGCAAGCTGCCGCTGCGCTGGTTCGCTACGGCTGGGCACGCCCCTCCTTTCGTCTTCGCAGGGATCTGGACAACCTGGACCAGTGTCCGCAAGGCGCGCGAGGGAGAGATCACGGCCGAGATCTTCGCATTCCTGACGACGGAACCGAACGCCGTTGTCGCGCCGATCCATCCGAAAGCCATGCCTGTCATCCTGACGACGGCGGCGGAGATCGAGACCTGGCTCACGGCGCCATGGGAAGAGGCCAAGCAGTTGCAGCGCCCCTTGCCCGACGACGGGCTTGTCTTGCTGGATGACGCCGCGTGAGCGAGCGTCGCCTCACAATTGCCCTACCGCCGGCAAATGGCGTCGACCGCGAGCTGCTGTGCCAGGTAGCGCTGGAGCCGGCCTTTGAATCCATCTGCTCCCTGGATCCTGAGCGGCACTGGAAAGGCGACGAAAGCGAATTCTGGCTGATCCGCGCCAGCGCCACGCATGCCCACTGGACTCCGGAGGAGATCGACGACGCGCTGATCGATCTCGCCGCCAACCGGCATCTCGGGCTGCTGTCGAACCGGCTGACGGACGAGCAGATCGCCGAGATCAAGCGGCGGATGACGCCGCCGCCGCGCCAAGCTGCCCCGCCGCCGCAATCTTCGAAGCCCTATGTGCTTCTTGGCGCGGCGGTTACCGCTGCCGCGTTCGCGCTGGCGATGATGCTGGGCCTGATCTGAAACGCAAAAACGCCCCCCTGCCCCTTCGGATCATGATCCTGTCGTGCGCACAAACGAGTTGGGAACAAATCCCTGTTGCCCTCAAAGGGGCTGGGTGGCAATGATACCGCCGCGCAAAGAGTGGAAAAATGGCCGCAAACGAAACAATTTCCCCATACTACTCTGAAAGAGCTTTGGCCGCCGCCGTCGACGCTGGCCGTCACCGTGAAGTAATCGGCGGGAAGTGGGAAGATCATGGCGAACGCCAGTTGGCTTTCCTCGTCCGACATGGCTTGAAGCCTGAACATCGTGTCCTTGATATCGGATGCGGCAGCCTACGGTTTGGCGTTCCTGCAGTGCGATACCTCAATGCTGGCAACTATTTTGGGACAGACATCAGCAAATCGCTCATAGATGCCGGTTACAACCTTGAATTGAAGCCCGCCGGCCTTATGGACAAGCTCCCGCGCGGGAACCTTGTGGTGGATGGCGATTTTTCGTTCCCGGGGATCCCTGATCAAATCGACTACGTGATGGCTCAATCAGTATTCACGCACTTGCCGCTCAACCATATCCGCCTCTGTTTGACTAATCTTGCGGATCATCTGTCCCAACAGTGCGTTTTCTTTTTCAGCTTCTTTGCGCCCCAAACTGGCGCAAAGATCACTCTACCCTCGGAGCAGGCGTCAGGCGTTGTGACATGGTCCCACCAGGACCCCTATCATTACAGTCTGGATGATCTTCGCTACGCCAACTCCTTTTTGCCTTGGAGCCTCGACTATCTTGGGGAATGGGGTCACCCGAAAAACCAGCTCATGATGAAAGCCACCCTCGGCAAATAAGGGAAGTTAAGAGCCCCGCTATTCGTCGCTCCACTCCTGCAAGAAGGCATCGCGCAGCCTGAAGATGCAGGCGGGTCGATTACGGCGGCGAGCCAGCGGGGCGAATGCCTTGGGAGGCGAGAGGGTCAGACCATGTTCCCGGCGTCGGGCAATTGGTCAGGGCGGCACGGCCCTACCAGTGAACCGCCGCACGACGATATCGAGCACGATGTCGCTGATCCACATCGCGCAGGTGCCGATGAGAAAGGCCGAGGCGAGAACAACGGGCTGCGGATCGTCAGGCATCGGCCAACCGACGACGCCGATGTAGTGGACGGAGGGCAGCGTCAGATACGCTGCCGCCAGCGCCCCACAGAGGGGCGCGAGCACGACCTCGCGGAACTTCATGCGCCGTCGCGACAGCGCCCGCAGCGCCCCACCCGACAGGCCCGCAACGAGGATCGCAGGATCGAGTCCCACGGCCCGCAGGATTTCAGACAGGCTCATTTCACGCACCTCGCACAAGGCCGCACGCGCGGCGTCCCCTGCTATCGCCCCGACTTGTCGGCCGCGACCGTGATGTCCGGCTTCGCGCCAGGCGTCTTGATGACCACGTCGGCCGACGCCGGCAGTTCGGCATCAATCTTGTGCGCCGCCTCCATGGCTTTGACCGACGGTCTGATTTTGAGACCAAAGGCCAGGACAGTGAGCGAGGCGATGCCGCCGAGAATGGCGTCGACATGCGGTGAGATCAGCGCCCACTGTTCTTTCGAGAGGCCCCACTTGGCGACCAGGTAGATGCCAATCCAGGACACGAGATAGCGCGCAGCCACGGGCCACTTGCTGATAATCATGTTGAGGATGATGTTGTTCACGGGAAATGTCCTTTCGTGGGGAGATCAGCCGCGCCGCGCGGCCTGAATGGAGAGGTAAGCGTCGAACGCAGCGGCCAGGACGGTCGCCGAGGTGGCCTTGGTCGGATCGGCGCACAGCGGCACCAGCACGTCCCATGCACGCTCCACCCGGGCGCGAGCGGTCGGCGAGACCGGATGCACCACGTCGACCGAGAGAAAGCCCAGATAGGCCGTTTCGGCAGCGGAGCAGATGCGTGGAAGGTTCGACTGGATTGCCGTGTCGATCGACGCGGTGGTGCAGCCAGCGAGCGACAGGCTCGCCGCTGCCGCGAAAAGCAGCATGCGCATGGTGGTGATCCTTGGTGATGCCCGGAGACCGCCGGGCGCGGATTGTCAGCGGGTCGCGGCTGCGGAGCCGGACCCAGCGGCCCCGGTGAGGGCGGGATAGGTCTTCACGGGGAAAGTATTCGGCCAGCGGAAGGCGATGAATTTCGACAGCGCGAACCAGGTCAGCGTGATCGCGTTCGACTGATTGCCGCCGACCAGCAGCACGCGCTTCTTCTTCTCGTCGTAAGCCGCCACGATGCCGACATGTCCGGCCGTCTTCGACCAGCGGATGACGCCGATCGCGCCGACCTTCGGCCCCTTGGCGTCGATGCCGAAATCCTTCCATGCCTGCGCCCAGAACGGGTTGGCTGGCACGATCTCGCCCGGCAGCGTCTTGACGATCGCCGTCTCCACTGCGTCGCCACACCAGGGCAGCTTGGCCGGGTTGCCGAGGAACTTGCCGGCCTTCAGCCAGTCCGACAGTTCCTTGTTGTCCCGGCCCTCGTGCAGCCCCTTGCGGCGCACCATCTCGGCCATCCATGGCGGCATGGTCTCGACAGGCGCCTTGACCGCCTTCGGCTCGCCGGCTGCGACCGCCTTGGCCGGGTTCTGGCGCAGCGCCGCGACCGTTGCCTTGTCCGCCGCGCCGGACTGCCTCAATTTCTTCGCCTTCTGAAACGCGACGAGCGCGCCCAGCGTCTCGGCGCCGATCGCGCCATCCTCCTCGATCGCATAGCCGTGCGCGACCAGGCGGCTTTGCAGCCACTCGGTAAAGGTCATGACGTGTCTCCATTCCCGCCGGTGCGGGTTGCTTCAGTTATTGGTGGGCCAGATGCGGGTCGCGAGGTTGGCGAAGGTCGGCTCGTCACTCCGAACAATATTCGGTGATGATCACGACGCCCGCAGCGCCAGCCCCGCCGGCGGCCGCGCCGCCGGCATTGTAAGTTTGACCGCCCGCGCCGCCGCCGCCGTATTCCTTGCCGATCGCGCCAGTGCCCGTAGTTCCGGGGATCGCCTGGCGGCCGCCAAATCCGAGCGCGGCATGCCCTCCGATGCCGTTCGATTCGGGTGGTGTGGTCACTATGGACGGATTGCCGCCGGCTCCGGTCAAGGTAACGTCGCCGGTTCCGGCAACGCCGCCGTTGCCACCTGTCGCAAACCCGCTTCCGGTGTTGCCGCCGCCGCCAGACCCGCCCTTGCCCACGCAGAGCGCGCCCAGGCTCGTATCGCCGCCCGGACTGCCGGCATTATTGCCCGCAACGCCACCTGGGCCGCCAGCGCCGATCGTCACCGCCTTTGACGCCCCGATATCCGAAGCGGGACCAACCTTTCGCGACCATCCGCCGCCGCCGCCGCCGCCGCCGCCGCCGCCTGCGCCAGCCGCCGAGTTGGCTGTGCCGCCGCCGCCGCCGCCGCCACCGCCGCAGATCATGTCGTAAGAGATCAGCTTGGCGTGCGGCGTATATGTGCCAGACGCTGTAAAGGTTTGAATGCGAACGGCGCCAAGGACGGCAATGCCCTTGCCTGACACCTTTGTATAGCGCGTCATGCGCCAGTTGCCCGAGCCGAGCGAAACGACCTCGGCCGTGTCGCCGGAGGCGGCGACGACGTTGGCCGAGCCGGGCAGGAGCATGCTGACAGCGTTGTAAACGACCGTTGCGGCGCCCGCGAAAGTCAGGTGCCGCCGCACGCCGGCCGGCGCCGCTCCAAAGCCCGAGATCGCCGCGACGCCGGTGATCGTCACGTCGTCGCCGGTCGCAGTCGACAGGTCGACCGTCGCCGCGCTGGCGATGTTCGCTCCACTGACGTTCACGCGGTCGAGTTCCGACCTCGCGATGCGCACCACGCGCCAAGCCGCTTTTGTCGCGTCCGGCCAGATCATCGCGGTCGTTCCCGTCGACAGCACGATCGTCGCCGCGCCCTCGATCGTCTCGGCGCCATTGGGATCGATCGTCAACGCGCCTGCGCCGATATTGCGCGCAAAGTAGACCTCGTTCGCCGTCCCTGCGAGCGGCGGCAGCGTGCCCGACACCGCCGTCGCCTTGTTGAAAACCGCCATCTTGCCGGAATCCGGCGCGGTAAACGCATGATCGGCAACGAATACGGCCTCGCCCATCGGGACGTCGCTTGCCCCGATCAGGCCCAGGATCTGCTCGACGGAAAGCTGCTCGGCGAGGCCGGCCAGCATCGAAGGAATTGCAGCCTCGCGTGACGGCGCTAGCGCCGGCGGAAGCTGGTCGATCGGGATATCGAACTGATCCATGGTCAGGCCCTCGCGATCAGGACGTAAGCCGCGACGATCGTCGCAATCACCGTCCGCGGATTGAAGGCTTGCACCGCAGTTTCGGTTTTGTAGCGCGTCGTCAGGCTGACAAGAGCGCCGTCCGCCGTGACGCCGACGTCGATATTGCCGGCAAGGGGCGTCGGGGCGACACCGCCGCCGCTCGAGCCCATGCCAGCGATCATGATTTCAGGCGTGCGAGCCCAATCGATGACGATTGGCGAGGCCAGGGTATGGTCGGAAATGTTCACAGCGGGAACATTCGAGAATGTATGGCTTTGGCTGAATTTCCCCTTGAGATCGTGCTTGTTCGCAAGGTTGGTGATCGTGGCGACGTTGCCCCCATTGGTGGTCACTCGCGCGACGAGCATGTCGTCATAAGTGGAATCGAAAGCCGCAGCCGTCTCGGCCAGCACGCCCGGATTATAGCCGACATTGGCGAGGTCGCGCAGCCGGAACCCGTTCGTCGGGTCCCATCGCAGGTGATAGGTCTTGCTTGCAGCCGTCGCGAAAGTCCGGCTCGGCTCGCTATAGTCGCTGGTCGACAGAGGGAAGATGCCGCGATGCTGGAAAGCGACAGTCGGCGGCACGAGGATCGTGCCAGCCGCAGGGCTGGTCACGATCATCCGACCATCGGCCGAGAGGATTTCGGGGAAGATCGGCAGGCGGGCGCGCGCTTGGCTGACCAGAAGAAATTGCGAGGTGTCGCCGCCGCCCGTCGCGGCATTGATCAGCGCCTCGATCGCCTTGCGAACCTGCTCAAGGTCGTTGGCGGATGGCGTCATGCCGGCGAAATTGATCAGGTGCGTCAGCTCGCGCTGCGGATGCTCGACGGCGGCGGCGGGCACGACGGATCCCTTGATGCCGGCGTTGCGGTTGCCGTCGAGGAACGGCGCATCGGCGGCGCCGCCGGGAGGTGCATTGTAGCGCATGAAGGAATTTCCCCTTTGAAGGTGCTAGGCGTCGATAAATGGCGCGATCAGGCCGCGCCCGGTTTCGGTGACGATGCGGGCGCCGGTTTCGGTCACGAGGCGATAGCCGCTCGGCCGGGTCGCATAAGAGAACACGACATAGGTCCAGCCGGGCGACACGCGGCGGATAGCGCATTCGAGAACGCCATAATCGAAGTCGAGCAAGCGCGTCACGCCGACCTCGCCAATGCCGGTTTCGAACTGGCTGAATGGCGCATCGCAAACATGCATGACCCATTGCTGATCGAGCGCCGTGTCGGTCAGTTCGCCAAGCCCGAGGCATGTTCCTTCGCCGGCGAGAAACGCCTCCGGCTCTTCCAGCGCGACGACGTAGCCGATGCGCGCCGCCAGCTTGACCATGTCGGCCGGCGTGACCGTTGCCATTGACAGCACGCGCGCCGCCAGGTTCGCGCGCCTTTGCTCCACACTTTGCGGCTCGGTCGCGCATGGATCCGGCAAGCCGAAATCGCGCTCCCAATCGTCGAGGCTGTCGACCAGCGTCGCGGAGCGCGACTCCTCGGTAAGCCGCCATGCCATCGCGTAAAGCCGCGCCAGCGGGTCAAGGATGGCGCGCGTCAGCCTGGCGATCACAGAGACCGTCGACGGCGCCTCGCCGTCCGGCGAGCCCCACGCGGCGCCGCGAGGCCATAGCGCGAGGCCGACCGGCAGGAGCGTTTCGACCTCCGGCGCCGACAGCGCGTCCGCCGTGTCGATCAGGAACGCCGTCGAGACATCGCTGCAATCGACCGCGACGACCGGGCCGCCATCTTCAGGGTAGAAACCCGCCCATTCGGAATTCACAAACCATGTCGACATGCGGCTAGGCCCAAACGATCGCGCCGAGCACCGGTAACTCGCCGGGCTGGAATTCGAGGTCGGTCGCCGGCTCGACGAGCGTGTGACTGACCTCGCTTGGCGTCGTCGAAATCACCTCCGAAATCCATGCGCGCGGCAGCGTGAACGGGTCGTCGGGCAAGCCCGGCCGCACTCTTGAGGTGCTGGCCGTCGCATCGAAAAAGGTCGCGAGACTTTCTTGCACCGCCGCCCGGTTGGCGGCCGTGTCGCGCGTAAGCTTGACCTCAAGATCCACCGCAACAGGCAAGGGCGCGGCGGCATAGAACCGGGCGCGCACGAGACGCTTGTCGAAAATGTAGGCGTCGACGGCGGCGATGTCGGCCTCGATCGGGATGCCGTTCGGGCGGCCGGCGAAAAGGATCCACACGCCGATTGTGCCGAATCCGTTGGCGAACTGTGCGGCCCAGCAATTGACGACGCCGGGCACCTCAAGCGCCCATCGCTCATAGTCGCTTAACGTTCCACCCTGCGCCGGCGCGGCCTTGCGCTTGAGGCTGCGCACGCGAAGCGATTCCATATCCTCGACGTCGGCGCCGCCGCCGAGGCCACCCTCGTCGACCGTCACCCGTTCAAAAAGCGTCGGGTAGAGGCTGGCGTCCGCCAGCAACAGTGCGGCTCCTGCGGCCCGGTTGGTCGCCGCCCCGGTCATTTCCGCCACGACCTGCGCCGTGAAGGCGCCGGCGGCATCGGCGGTAAATCCGGACGTCGTCACATAGGTTACGCCGCCCGAAAGGAAGCGCACGCCGGCGGGGTATGCCTGATGCGCCGCGCCCTGGCCGGTGACATTGCCGGCGGCCGCGGAAGCCGGCTTCTGGTAGATGCCATATTCCGCCGCATGCATGCGGATGATCGCCGCGCTGGTCGCCGTTGTCAGGAAGATCTGGCGGAAGATCCATTCGAGCCGCAACTCGTATTCGTGCGCCAGAAGCGCCACGACCTTGCCAATGACCGCGAGCGCGTTTTGCTTGAGGCTGGCGTCGGTGCCCGGCAAATACTGCCGGATCGCCCCGCGCACGCTTCGCGAAATCTCGTCAAGCGAGCGGATCGGATATGCCATCGAGTTGATCCCATAAAACAGCGAAGCGTTGATCGATGGCGCGGGCGCCGTCGCGCCCGTATCCAGCAATGGCGAGGTCGAGGCGGCGCCGAACGCGGTCGGCGGTCGCCGTAATGTCGAAGCGAACGACCGCGCCCTGGTCGATCAGCGTCTGCAGCGCCTCTTGCGCATAGTCTTGCGCGATGACTTCGATGCCGTCTGTCAGCGCGCGCCTGCGCAACAGCCACAGTTTGGAGCCGAGCGGCGGCTCGCCGTCGGCGCGGTCGAAGCTGTCGCCAGGCCAGCCGCGATTGATATCGCCGTCGCGCAGCTCGGTCGCGTCGGCGCGGCGATCGGTCATCAGGCAGATCAGCACGGCCGTCGCCAGCGACTGCGTCGAGCGAAGCCCGCCGGGATTGACCGGGTCGGCAAGCGACGTCGTAACGAGGTCGCCGACGAACCCATTCCAGACCAGATCCGGGTCGAGCAATGGCTCGGCCGGAAGGTCGAGCGGAACAATTCTCATTTCAAGAGCACCATCGTCGCCAGATTACTGACATCCGCATCGCCGGCCGTGTCGATCGTGCCCTCGGCGCTCGCCGGGCGGGACGCATCAGGGCCGCCAAGAAGGACATGACCCTCAAGGATGATCTCGGGCGCGATGATATGAACCTTTGTCGAATGCACGATGCGAATGTCGGCCTCGACGATCGAGACGATGTTGCCGACATGGTCATAGATCGCGGTGCCGCCGCTTGGCAGTTCCGGGCGCAGCTTTGGATTTTCGCCGCCAAGCGCATAGGCCGAGTCGCGATTGCCGCGCGCGGAAAGCACCGTCACGATACCGCCCTTGACCGGATGGCTGGCAAAGCCGTGCGGCTCCGGGCGATGCACCCGCTCGAAACCGTCTCCGGCAAAACCCTTGCCGTCGACGAATTGCTGGCCTCGCCGGTGCTCGACCTTTCCGTCGAGTTCCATGCGCGTCAGATGGCCGTCATACATCGGTCGCGCCCCTCAATAATCGATGCCGATAACGCCGGTCGGCGCCGGCATTTCGGTCGTGATCGTCGCCTCTGACCCTGGCGCGTTCCATGCAGCATTCGACTTGCCGCGTGGGTTTTCGCCGCCAAGCGTGCGCGGATCCTTCAGATTGAGCGTCGACGTCGTGCCGCCCTCCGAATCCTGGTCGAGCGTGACCGATGCAATCACCATGTCTTGCTCGATCCCGAGCCAATCGTCGGCGACGGAAACGAGGAAATTTCGCGTCCACAGCTTGCCGCCGTCATCGCGAAAGCCGGGCACCGTCACGGTGCATGAAATGCCTTCGCCCGACGCGCGGCGCGCCTCCCATTTGGCGCGCTTCTGCAGCCGTGCGGATGTCGCCTCACCTTCATGAATTACGATCAACGGCCGCTCGCGCGGCGCCGCGCCCTTTGTCTCGGCCTCGGGCCGCAGCGATGTTGTCGTGGTTCCTTCCGACGACTGGCCGCGAACCTTGACCTTGGAAAAGCTCTTTGCGCCCGACAGATTGCCGCTCGCCCGAATGATGTTCCGACCGCGCGCGAGCGACCCGGAATGCCGGCCCTCGGGCTTGTCGGCTAGGCGCAGCTTGCCGGACGGCGTGTCGTGTATGAGAACGCCCTGACCACGCGCGTCGGTTTCCAGCGTCTCGAAAAGGGTCTCTCCTGGCCGGACCTTGTGAACCGATTTTGTCTGCGTCTCGACATCGCCTTCGATGCCGACGCCGAGCGTGTCGAATTCATTGGCGATCGCCACCATGTCGGCGTCGCGCTTCAGCCCGGTCGGATGCTCGATCGAACATTCCGTCGCGTCGCAAGTGCGCGAGACGAATGTCACGGCGTAACGCCGCGAGCCCTCGTCATGCGAGCCATTGACGTCGCGCACATAGCCGGTGCCCCACAAAGCGCCGGACACCGTGATCGTCGCCTCGTCGTCGGGCTTGCACGGGATCCCGGCGCCATTCCATGCGACATCAAAGGTCGCCGTGCGCACCGCTTCCTCGGCCGAGGCCGATAGCGAGCAATGCGTATGCGGCAGCGCCCGACCGCCGACCCGAAACTCGATTGTTTCGATCACGAGCCAAGCGCCTCAAATGCGGACGGCATGACCAACGGCGTCGCGATGCGGTTGCGCTTCACGATCTCGCCGGCGCGGTTCGCATCGGCATACAGATCCCATGCGATCAGCGTCGACGGAAGCGAGATCCCGGTCTCGACCCGAACGACGGGCGCGCGCGTGGCGGCCAGCGCCGACAGCGACAGCACGGTGTCGCCAACCAGTTGCACCGTCCAGTCAAGCACCTCGGCACCGACAGCGCCGAGCGTCCCATAGGCGAGATCCGCGCGGGCGGACAGCGCCGAGCGGGCCGACGTCGCATCCTGGCGCGCGGGATAGTCGGCGCGCACCGTCGCAAAGCAGGCGATAACGATCGAGGCCACAACGATCGGCGCATCGCCGGCGAAATCGCCTGCCGCCAGCGATCGGTCGAGCGCCGCCAAAGCCGTCGCCGGATCCGCCGCCTGGCCGATCAGCTTCGCCAGGTCGAGCGCGGCGCGCATGCCTGTCTCGCCGCCGCCCGCCATCGCGCCGGCCAGAACGTCGACCGCCCGCAGGTCGTCAGCGTCGACGATCAGCTCGCCGGCGAGGCCCAAGAGAAAGCTCGCGATCATCGTCATTTGGTCGACCATCCGAGCGAAACCAAAGCACCCGCCGCCAAGCCGGCGCCGGCGGCGAAGATCCCGAGCAGTGATGGCAGGCCGCCAAGCCCGCCGCCAAGCCCTGCGCCGGACACGACGAATTCAAGATCGTAGGCAAGATATCCCATCGCGTCGCGACGGCGGTCGCGGCGGCACGACAGGCAATGCATCGCGCGCGGCGGATCCATCGGCAGGATCAATGCCGCCGCGCCAGGAACCGAGCACGCAGCCTCAAGCGCCAGGCCGACCGCGTCCGACGTGTCGCCGACGACATAGGCGGCAACATGCACCGTCGTCGACCGTCGCCCCATATCTTCGGTGACCGGAGCCTCGCCGCCCGAGATTTCATGCACGGCAACGCGGCGCCCGACAGCCGGGCCGTCGGCCTCGACCCAAAAAGCAGCGCCTCGAAACGAGGCCCGCCGAAGCGTATGCATCCAGTCGCGCACTTAATCTTTCCTTTAGTTCGGGCCGCGGCGGGTCGAGCCGGCGTCGGGCATGGTGCGGCCGCGAACGCCGGACGGCGCCGGCAACCCGCCGCCCGAAACGGCTGCGTTGACCGTGATCGTCCCGACACTTTGGCGGAATGACGCGGCCGCCCTGGCGCCGAACTGGTCGGCCATGCCCTCAAGCATGCGCGAGAAGGTCGACCCCGCTTCACTGCCGAAACTTTGGCCGCCGTCGCGTCCCGCCTCGTTTATCGCTCGCGCCGCATCGGTTATGGCAGCGCCGGCGTCGGCGCCGCCAGTCGACAGCGCCATTTCGATTTCGTTCGCGATACGGCCATGATCCTGCCGCAGCGCCGACATCGAAGCTTCCTCGGCCTCGCGATAGGTTGGCCCGGACGGCGGTCGCGAGCCCTCGCGGCGCGGCGGCGCGGCGGGCAGTGGTCGAGACGGTTCCGAGGGCGTCACCACAGTCGGGCGCTGCGGCGCTGCGGGTAGTGGTCGAGACGGTTCCAATGGCGTCACCACAGTCGGGCGCGGCGGTAGAGCCGGCAAGGGTGGCGGAACGATAATAGGCCGGCGATCGTCCGCCATATGCGGCCGATCAGCCTTGATAGCCGCGCCAGACTCGACCGCTGGCGCCGCTTCGACGGGCTTCCTACCGTAACCAGCATAGGCGTCGCCGATCTCGCCGGCCGCCTCGCGCGCCTTGCGCCCGGTTTCTGCCGCGCCAGACGCAAGCGCCATTTCGATTTCATTTGCGATACGGCCATGATCCTGCCGCAGCGCCGACATCGAAGCTTCCTCGGCCTCGCGATAGGTTGGCCTTGCCGGCGCTACGACGTCGCGAGAATCCGGCGCAGATGGCGCGCGGGCATAGGTTCCCATGGCCGCGGCAAACTCGCTCGCCGCGTCGCGGATCTTCTGGCCGACCTCGTCGCCGCCGGACGCAAGCGCCGTCTCGATTTCGTTTGCGATACGGCCATGATCCTGCCGCAGCGCCGACATCGAAGCTTCCTCGGCCTCGCGATAGGTTGGCCTTGCCGGCGCTACGACGTCGCGAGAATCCGGAGCAGATGGCGCGCGGGCATAGGTTCCCATGGCCGCGGCAAACTCGCTCGCCGCGTCGCGGATCTTCTGGCCGACATCGTCGCCGCCGGACGCAAGCGCCGTCTCGATTTCGTTTGCGATACGGCCATGATCCTGCCGCAGCGCCGACATCGAAGCTTCCTCGGCCTCGCGATAGGTTGGCCCGGACGGCGGCGGCTCGGGAGGTGCCGCACCTTCAGGCGGGGATCCCGCAAACCGTCGGGCCGCCTCGCGCGCCGCCTTGCCGACTTCTGTGCCGCTGGCCGCAAACTCGCGAAAGTTCCGCTCCGGCTTGAATGGCGCGGCGGCGCCGGTCGCCTGCGCGGACGGCGGCGGCGCGACGACGGTCGGGCGGTTGTCAGCGTTTGGATCCGGCCGCGGCATCGGAATCGGAACGCCGTCATTGCTGTCGGGCCGAGGCGTCGGAATGGGGATCCCGCCGTCGGGCGTGGCAGATGCCGCGGCGCGCGAACGGGCATATTCGCCGTAAGTTTCAATGGCGCGCTTTTGTTCCTCGGAACGATAGCCGCCGGCCCAAGCCATATCGTCCTTTGCGTCCTGGCCGGGAGCAAGCCACCATTTCAGGCGATCGAAACCCTTTACGCCCTTTTTTTCGAGGGCGGCCTCGATCGCAGACGAATAGTCGATTCCTTCGGAAGCAAAATCCATGACCTTGCCGACAGGCCCTGCGATAGTGCCGCCGAACGAGGTTTTGAGCTTGCCCCACGAGGCCGACATCTTGTCGATCTTGCTCTGATTGTCCGCAAGAACGCGCCCGAGGTCGCGCATCGTCGAGCCGTCGACCTTCGACCCGTTCACCTCGGCGATAAACCGCTTATAGCTGTCAGCGCTGGTCATCAGCGACTGCATGCCGAGGCGGAACTCCTGGTCGGTAAACAGCAGCGGCAGCTTGCTAAGGTCGCCGTTCACCGCCTGTTTCGACAGCCGGACAAAGGCTTGCACGACGCCCTCGCCGCTCTTTTTCGCGGCGTCGAGTTCCTTGCGCAGATTGATGCCGAACTTCGAAAACTTCTTTTCGGTGTCGCTCGAAAACATCTTGCCGAAGATGTTTTGCGCCTGCGTCGCCGCGGCGCCGGCCGAGCCGGTATCCTCGCGGATGGTCTGCAGCACGGCGACCAGTTCCTTGAGCCCCGCCTCGCCACTATAGCCGAGCGACGCGAACGAATTCGCCAGCTCGGGGATATAGGTCGCCATATCCTTGAGTTCGAATTGCCCAGCCTTGCCGCCGGTCACCATGATGTCGAAGGCCCGCTGCATGTCGGCCGCTTCGATCTTCAGCGCCGACGAGGCCTTTTGCGCCGTGTTGGCGATATCGGCCGTCGCCGCGCCTGCGGCCTGCGCCGTCGCCAGAACCGACGGCAGGAACGCCATCGCCTCTTTCAGATCCATGCCCGACGAAACCAGCGTATCGAGGCCGGAAACCGCCTCGTCGATCGGCAGCGCGAAATCCTTGGCGCTGCGCTGTAGAAGATCGAACGCGGCGCGGGTTTCGTCGACATTGGCGCCGGCCGTGATGCCGATGCGCGTCATCCGCCGTTCAAGTTCGGCGAACTCGACATAGGCTTCCTTCGCGCCATAGACGAGCGCCGCCGGCGCGGCATAGCGCAACAGCATCGCCTGCATGTCGCGAGCGCCGGCGGCGATCATGCCTTGACGGCGATTGAAGGCGCGCGCCTGGTTGTCGACCTTGTCGAGGTGCCCGGAAAGCTGGCGAAACGCGGCCATGCTGCCGAGCTTCGACGATAGCCGAAGGATCGCCTCGATCGTGCGGTTAGACATTTATCGGCTTCCCCATCGCGCGGCGCGCGCCCCGTATGTCAGGATCTCGTCGAAGGTCAGGCGTCCGACCTCATCGAACCCTTTGCCGAATCGCCAGAGGAGTCGGTCGGCACAGTCTTCGACGAGCGCGATTCGGTAAAAAAACCAAGGATCGCGCGATGCACGGCGAGCGCGTCCTTCAGGTCGAGAACGACGAGATCCGCCGCCGAGTTCGGTTCCTTGAGGCAGCGCTCGGCATATTGCGCGACGACGTCGTGATGCTTCACGAGCATCATGCGCGGTGCGCCCTCGGCCGCGCCTGGCGCGTCGACGGGTTGCCATTCCTCGACGTCGCCGAGGTCGACAAAATCCTGCCAGCGCGGCACCCGGAAGGCCAAGGCCTCGAAAGGCCTTCCGGTTTCGGTATAGGTGCGCGACAGCGTGACCTTGGCGTCTGCCATCAGCCCAACTTCCGGTAGCTTTCGGCCATGATGCCGACGCCGGTCACCTCGCCGTTAACCCGGTTCGATGCCGGGTCTCCGGTGTAGAAAGCCGCCGTGAAAAGGTGGATCACGCCGGTCCATTCCTCGTTGATCGTGACGTCGCACCGCGCGTCGCCCATCATCGCCGCGAGATCGACATTCTTGTCGGCGAAGTTGATGTCCGCCCGAGGCGCCGCCGGCGTGGCTATGCGGTCGGGACTGCCGTCCTGGTTGACCAGACCCTCGATCGTCCGGGTTGCGGGGTTGACGGTAAAGGTCCCGCGCAGCGACACGTTGCGGCCGCTCGAGTCGCGGAACTTCATCACGCCGCCAAAATCTTTTCCGGCCATTGCTGGACTCCTTGAGTTGAAAAATTAGGGAATGCGGAGAGGCGTTACTCGCCGGCCTAAGCCGGCGAGAACTGCGAATAGACGACGGCGTTTGCCGCGATCACGTCGAGCGGGTTGACCATGTCGATCGGCGCATAAATGTCGATCCGGTTCGGATTGTCGGCGTTGCGCTTCACCTCGATCAGATCCGCCGCGCGGCCCGGATTTTCCAGAACACCGGTGTTCACCATGCGCTGATACGAGTGCATGAAGGTCGCCTTGATATCCGACGGCGTCGAGATCGTGTTGAGGTTGGCGGGATTGTCGTCGGCAACCGCCTTCTGGCCGTGCTCGACGGTCAGGTCGGTGCGGAAGCGGCGCAGCGCATAGACGAGCTGGCCGATCTTCTGCACGTCGCGGAACGTCGTGTCGGGAACGTCATTGAACGTCCGCGAGGTCGTGATGATCTTGTCGATCACCACGTCGCCGCCGGTGTTGACTTTCCAGGTCGACAGACCGGAGCCGAGGAAGGCGTCGCGCGTCGCATAGTCGAGCCAGCCCGCCCGGTCACGAGGCGGCAGAAGCCCCTCGACGACGAGGCCGGTCTGATTGCGCGACACGTTGCCGGTCGCCCCGTCCGACAGCCAGGGGACAATCCTCGCGGCCATACCGGCGGCCCAATGCCAGACCGGGTTCGGCGCATTCGACGAGGCGATCACCGGCAAAACGGTCAAGTGCCGGCTGTCCTGCGCCAGGCCGTGCGTGGTGAGATTGGCGATCGAATCCGCCAGGGGATAGAAAACATGGCCGTAAATCTGGCGGTTCCATGCCCACCGGCCAGAGATATCCGACAGGAGGGTTTCATAACGCCCGACATTGGTGGCGTCCGAAAACGGGCTGACAATCCAGTCGAACTCGTCGTCGCCAAGCGCCGCCAGACCAGCCGAAAGGTCGGGATTGCCGGCGCCGGCCGTCGGCGCCGCGATCGTCACCTTGCCCGACAGCGTGTTCGAACCGTCGATCGCGGGAATGTTGATGTCGATCCCGTTCATGATGACGCCGCTATGGCGCGGCGTCAGCGTCACGACCTCTGCCACGGCGGCAGCGGTATAGGGCAGGCTCGCGCCGGTCAGCTTGTTGAAATAGCCGTTGACGGCGGCGGCAAGCGCGGTCGCGACATCTTCGTCGGTGTCGCCAGTTGCAACCGTGAAGATCAGCGTTTCGCCGGCGATCTGCACCGCGGCAGCGCCCGCCGCCGGCGCATCGTTGATCGTGATCGTGCGCGATCCCTTGGTCCCGGTTTCCGGTACCGCCATGATCCATATCTCCTGCGCCGGCGCATTTTGGCGGGCAAGCCGCACCATGTCGTCGAGCATCGAGCCGGCGCCGGCCAGGCGGCGCGCCTCGGCGATCGACGGGCACGGCGTCGGCGTATTGGCGGCGATCACAGCGCCCGCCGCGAGCGCAAAGCCGATCAGCAGAAGTCGCGAGCGGTTTTCGAACTGGCCGCCGGAATTCACTTCAAAGGCGACGATCGGAGCGATCAGATTGCCGGGAATGGTGTTGAACATTTTGATCAAGCCTCACTTGCGGTTGCGGTGGCGCTTTACGGCCAGCCGTGCGGGTGTCTGTTTGACCTCGACAATGTCGCCATCGTCGAAGAGCCGGCGGTAATAGGGTTGCGACAGGTCAACCGCGGCGCCGCCAGGCGGCATGGCGCGGTTGTCGCGGTCGGGCATCGGAATCGTGAGGCCCGGCAGGGCAGGCCTGTAGGTCTTCGGTTTAGACATCGCTGCGATGCTCCGTTCGTGCGGCAAGGCCGCCGCCGAGGGATCGGCGGACGGATGGCGCTGCGGGTTCGTGATCAGGTTTCGAGATTGACCGACGCGACCGGCTTGAACTCGGCAGCGCCGACAGGATTGGGTCCGATCGCAACCATCTCAAGGGGCGGACGCGGGTCGGCAACGAAATGCGCCGCAAGCTGATCGAGTTTGATCCGCGCATACGATCCTGCGGGCAGCAGAGCGGCAAGCGACCGGATCGGCTGGGGAAGTCCGCCGGCCTCGATGTCATATTCCTCTCCCGCGATGCCGCAGGTGAGCCGGATCGTGTTGCGCTGCCAGCGCAGCCCGAGCTGCGGCAGGGCGTGCGGTTCGACCTCGATTATCCGGACGTTGCGGACAAACCTGCGGAACAGGTATCCCGCCTGGCTGTGGCACAGATGAAAGATCACCTGGCTGGACAGCGCCGACAGCACCATCCGCGCCTCGGGATCATCACTCGCCATCGCGTCGGTGAAGTCCTCTCCGTCCTGCTTCGCGGCCACCGCCAGTTCGGCGACGATCTCGAGTACTGCCTCGCTGTCGGCATCGTCGATCGCTGCCACGTCCCCGCGCAGTGTTGCTTTCGCCGATCCGGTGTAGAGCGACAGAACCGGCGTATAGGCCTTCGCCCCATCCAGTTCGCCGACGGCGGCCGCGCGAGAGTCGAAGACCATCCGGCCTGCAAGCGTCGGAAAGCCTGACCCCGCCTGCAGCGCCGCGTAAGGCGTCAGCACTTCGATCGCGGCAAGCCGCATCGCCTCGGCGGAAAGCATCAGCGGAGCCTGTTCACATTGAAGGCGATCCGCACCGAACCATCGATCTCGCGCGTCATGATCGTCCAGTCCTCGTCGGTGGCCAGGTTACGAACCAGATCGCCGGTTCGCGGCAGATGCGGCCAGTTGGCCGAATGGGCCGAGATCACGCCCTCATAGGCGACGGCCCGGTCCCGCGCCGCCGGATCGCCGGAATTGCCCCGTCCGGATGGGAGGAACGGTGGGCCGAGATCGATCGACCCGGCGAAGTCGAACTCCACCCGGACTGCATCGGGGACCGCGCCCTGATTGACGCTGACGCCAGCCTTCCGTGGCAAGACCCGGAACAAGCCTGTATCGAACACCGAGGCGACGCCACTCTCGAGCGCCGCCTCGGCGTCTGTCCAGTTCATCGGATCAGGTCCGCTTGCCCTTCATCAGCACCTTCGGACGGGTGCAATACTGCAGCGCGTTGGTCTGGACTTCGAGACCGACACCCTTGCTGTTGTCCCACTCGACGGTCTTCATGTAGAGCCGCTTACCCATCGTGTTGACGGTTTCGATATAGTCGGCCGGTGCGTAGACCGATTTGAACAGGCCCGGCGCGCCCGTCGGGAAGAAGTGCGCCTTGTCGCTCTCGACGAAGGACGTGCTCCCCACCGCGCCGCGATAGTTTTCCCAGATGATGTTGCCGAACTCGAAGGTGCCGAACACGCCGGACTGTCCGTTGTCGACATAGCCGCGCCGCAGCTCCGAGGCTTCGGCCTGTGCGAGATAGCTCGCGCGAACCTCGGGATGTGCGATCAGGTCGTCGAAGAAGGCGTCGCCGCATTCCGCACGGATGCCGCTGAACGGGACGGCGCCGAGATTGTTGGCTGTCGTGCGGTAGAGTGTTGCACACTTCTTGCGCAGGATACCAGGCGCCGGGTTGGCATTGTCGAGGTCGAAATCGATCTCGGCTTCTTGCGAGACGCCAAACTCGGTGAACAGGTTGAGCGTCGTGCCATCGGCATAGGTGACAATGCCCTTGATCGCGCCGATGCGGTGATATTCTTCCGTCGCCGCGAACGACTGGGCATGATCGCTCATCCGCTCATCGACCTTGCCCATCACCGTTTCCAGTTGGGTCTCGGTGCCGAAGGCGCGAACGCCCTGCACTTCGTCGGCGTAGATGGCGTCATCGATCTGGAAGTGCGGAACGCCGAGCATCTTGAGCGAGCGCTTCTTCTTCTCGACCGTCTGGCCGGGTCCGCCACGCGGCGACGGCTCAACCAGGACAAGGACGCCATTGCGATTCTCGATTCCGACCGCCAGCGTGTTGATCGAGGCGGCCGAAAACAGACCGAGCCGTCCGATGTGACCGGGAACGTAGGGTGTATTGTTGATCGCTTCGGTCAGAGAGAAGACCGAGAACGGATCCTCATTGAAAATGTCCAGCATGGAAGGTCTCCTCAAGAGCTGGTTGCGGGACCGGTGTGACCCGGCGGACAGGTGTTAGCGAACGATCAGATGTTTTTCGGCAAGCGACTGGATCGCGTTCGCCTTCTCGGCAGCGTCGATGTCAGCCGGCCATTCAAGGCATTTGCCGTTGAGCGCCGCCTCGCGGGCGATGATCGCGATCTTGCCGGTCGCGTCGGCGGGCGTCGTGATCCCGTAAAGCGCGATCGCATTGGCGATTTCCGATCCGTCCGTGCCGTCCTGGTTGAAGGCGACGAACTGGAAATCTTCCGTATTTGCCGCAACGTCGACATAGAAGCGGTCGCCAGCAACGTTTGGCGTGCCGCCTGCAGTGATCGTCAGCCGGATGCCGCCCTTGTTGAACAGCGCGCCATGCGTCGATACGCCGATAGGCTTTCCGGCAGGGTCTTCCCACTCGACCTTGGTCGCGGCGGTGGCGACACCGATGTAGCGGCCATCCCGCACTGCCGAGGTCACGGCCGTCGCATCCATGGCAATTGTGCCGGAAGATGCTGTGTTGCCGGCATCCGCCGATGCGGTCGCGACGACATCGGCCACGACAGCCTTGCGCGCCAGAACCGTGCCGGGCTTAATGGTCTGCGACACCGCCACAACGGCATTGTCGCGCGACAGGTTGCCCGGCGCTTCGCTGAGCAGGAATTCGCCGGCATGCCGGCCTTCGATGAACGTGGTCATCCGACCCTCCGTTTGGTGTGAGTGTGATCAGACCTTCTTGCCGCGCTTGGCGCGGAAGTCGGCCCAGTTAATCGCCGCGCCCTGAGGCTTCTTTTCCCCCTGCGGCTTTGCCTGGCCGGCGGCGGCGACGCGGCTTGCGTCGTAGCCGGCGGCATCGACCTCGGCTGCGGGCTTTGCCGGCGCGACATTGGCGACGACAAAGGCAGCGACATCGGCTCCGGACATGCCGGGCGATTTGACAGCGAGATCGAGCGCCGCCGACATGCGGCTGGCATCGCCCTTGACGCCCTCGGCGCCAAGCGCGGCGGACAGCCGCTCGGTCGCCGATGTTACACCGGCAGCATGGCCGGCGGTCCGCGCGGACGCGACGGCTGCGTCATGGTCGGCCTGCGAAATGCCCGCAGCTGGCTTGTTCTCTCCAGACATTTCTTGTCCTTTCATCGAGAGGGGCGCGGTTGCGCCGGTGGCGCCGGGTTCCGGCAATTCTTCATCGTCCGCGAGCATGGCTCCGCGGATCGCAGCGGTCAGGGATGGCATGTCAGATGCTCCGGTTGACTTCCTTGACGAAGGCGGCGAACGCCTCCTGTCCGTCGCCGATTGCGTCGGCGAGGCCGATCTTCACCGCGTCGGCGGCGGCGAACGTGTCCGCCTCGGTCTTCAGTGCCGCCGACTTGGTCATGCGCTTGCCGCGACCCTGGCCGACGATTTCCGCAAACCGGTCGCGCATCGTCTCGACCTCAACCTGCCACTTCTCGCGCAACCCTTCGGGCAAGGCCTGATACGGGTTTCCCTCGACCTTGTGCTTGCCGGCATGGATGAACGTGACCTTGATCCCGTCCTGCTCCAACATGCCGCTGAAATCGGCATGCATCATCACGACGCCGATCGATCCCGCGCCGCCAAATTCCGGCATGATGATCTGGCGCGCCTGGCTGGCCAGCAGGTAGCCGGCCGAATAGGCATAGTCGGTCAGGATCGCGATGGTCGGCTTCGCTTTTGACAGCGCTCGCATCGCGTTGGCGGTCTCGAACGCCCCGTTGACCTGGCCGCCGAAACTGTCGATTTCGAACACCACGGCCTTGACCTTCGGGCTTTTCGCCGCCCGCGCGATCTGGACTTGCAGCCCCTCGTAGGACGTCTCGCCCGAATTCGATCCGACCCAGCCGCCCTTCTGCACCAGCGTGCCCTCGACGGCGATGATGGCCACTCCATCGACCAGCATGAATGGCGTCGCTTCCGCGCGATCATAAGAACGCCCCAGCCTGTCGCCAATCACGCCAGCGCTTGGCCGTCCTGCGGCGAAGGCGACATGGTCGACGCCGCCTTGCGCGTTGACGATCGTCAGCGGCGCGCCCGTCAGGCGCGGGCCCATCTGCTGCACCAGGGTCTCCGCCTTGCGCGGATCGTATAGATGCGGCTGGTTGAACAGCCGCGCGCTGATCCGCTCGTATGCGAGGTCCATGTCTCGATCCTCAACAGAAGCGCATCGACTTGGCGTAGCGCGACCGCTTGCCGCCGCCGGTCTTTGCCGTGCACGCCGCCGACAGCGCCATCAGTTCGGCGTCGAGCGCCGCCATGTTGGTGGCTGAAAGCTTGATCCGGCGCTGCGACACCGAGGAGCGGATCTCTGTTTCCTCGACACGCTCGCCGGCCAGCATCTTCAACTTCTGGGCATAGAGCGCGGTGTAGAGTGCGCACGGATCGTCCTGGTCGACGGACGCGCCACCGATCGTGATCAGCGTCGGCATCAGACCTTGTCCTTCTTGCGGGCAGGCTCAGCCTCGGCATCATCCTTGCCGCCGCCCGTCGCTCTGACAAACGGTGAGGGCATGCCGGCATCAATGTAGCGTTTGTGCTGCCGCTTGCGGCGCTCGAACATCTCCTCGGCATCGACGCCGATCTCGGCGCATTCAACCTCGAGGTCCGATGTCCCGTTCGCCAACCGCTCCGTTGCCGCCTTGGCGCTCTTCAGGTCGTCGGCAGACGGCTTGGCCGGTCCCTGCCACAGCGCCCAGGAAACCTTGTCGCGGTTCGCCGCGAAGGCCGCATAGCCGCCCTTGAACGGAATTTGTCCGGCGCCGATCGCCTCGTCCAGCGACGCCTCGTAGATCATCTGGGCGGTCGCGCCCGCAATCCGCTCACGGCGGCGCAGCACCACCGGCCAGATCGAGGAATTCTCCATTCGCACCGACGAGTAGGTTGCATCGGTATGGTCCATCGTCAGGCCGCCATAGGTGATGCCGATGGCGCGGGCCATGTCGCGTGACAGTTCCGCCGACACCGGCAAAAACTGCGGCCCGGGCGTCTGCGCTGTGTGCAGGTCGAACGACTCTCCCGGCGCCAGGTGCGAAACCCGAGGATCGCCGGACACGGTGATCTCGCCTTCCCGTGCGCGTTCCATCGCGCCGGCGAAATAGCCCATGAATTCGTTCATCATGTCCGTCTTGGCCGACCCCTGCAGCGTCTCGATCGCCTCAAAGGCCTCCGCGCTCGGACTGGCCGACGTCAGCGTGGCGGCGAAGATCGTCTGCAGGATCGCCGTCTGGATCGTCGTGTCGACGAGTATCTCGTGCTGGATGTGCTTGCGGAACCCCGCCGCCATCCGGCTGATGCCGCGCACGTCGGTCGCATCCATCGGGTCGAAGACATGGATCACGTGTGGCCGCCCGTCGCGATCCAGCGCCAGGTAGTCCTTCGTCGTCATCATCCCGTCCGCCTTCTCGCGGAAACGGTAGGCGACAGGCCTGCCCAGCGCGTCATGGATGACACCCTGGAACATACCCTCGAATTCGCTGGTATCCTGCACCAGCCGGGTCGGCGGGATCATGCAGACCTTCGTGCCGGTCTTGACCCCATAGTGCCGCCGCTGCGCCGGCCCCATGTAGGACATCACGCCGGTCACTTCGCCGTATGCCATGTCCCAACGCAGCGCCACGTCGATCATCTGCGGCACGGTGAGCTTGCCGCGCAGGTCGCACTCGCGCGGGTTCCAGGACCAGCGCTTCCACCATGCCTTGACCAGCTTGACGAAAGCTGCGGTCTCCGCCTCGTCATAGCCGAGGCCGGACAGGTCCGGCTGCGGGTTGAGCACCAATTCCGAACCAACCGTGTCGGCGATCACCTGGTCGGCTGCGCCGCGCAAGCGGCCGGAATTCTGGATCAGGTCGATCGCCAGCCCGGCCGACCGGCGCCACGCCGCGGCAATGTCGTCGCGGCTCTCGCGCAGGATGGCCGGGCGCGTGTTGATGACCCCCGAGCGCGTGTCGCGCAGATAGCCTGCAGTCGGGCGCACCGGTGCCAGCGCGGACGAGCCCGCTGGCACCCTGATGCGTGGCTTGCCGCTCATTTCCGCCTTGCCCATGCGCTGCGTTTCGCAGCGAGATCAGTGTTAGCCGGTGTGATCGCCGGCGGCGCAACTTCGGTTCGGGCAGCCAGCTTTTCGCTGGGAGCCGAAAACATGTCGACCTGCCGCCCGGGCGTCCGGCTCGACCGCAACCGCGCCCAGTCGTCGCGCGTCATCTTCGACAGGCCAAGCAACTCTGCCATCGCCATCGCGTAGATGCGGCAGTCGAGAAAGTGATTGTCGCGCCGCGTCCTCTTCCATTCCTCGACGAGACGCCCGCGCACCATCTCCTGCACGAAATGCTCGGCTGTGATCTGGAGGAAGTATTCCTCGCCCATCCAGTCGCCGAAATGGCAGTAGCCGGGCGGGTCCGCAGACTCGCCGCCGGCAAGGCCGAACTTGTGCAGATTGCCGAAGAACTCGCCCTTCAGCCCCCAGGTGCCGACCGGCCATGACAGCGCGCTGCCATATTTCTGCCGCTTGCCGCTCTTGCGGACCGACTTCTTCGTCGGCACGCTGATCGCTGGCACGCCGCGCCCCTTAACGCCGCGCACCGCGTAGCAACGGTCGTGCCGTCGGCACCATTCCTGCACCTGCGTGGTGCGGTTGCCGTCGCCTGCGTCGACCGCCAGAGCCTCGATCTCTCGATCGACGGCGAACCCATCCCGGAACTTCGTTGCCCGGAACTCCCCGAGCTTCACCCACGCGCCCGCGTTCGGATCGTCCGTTGCGCCTTCGAAGAAGTCGATCGTCACCGACCAGCTCTGTCGGTCTTCGCCGAAGGCGACCGCCTCGACATAGATCCCGTCATGCTGCACGTCGGCGCCCGCGACGAAGATCAGTCCGTCCGCCGGCACAACATATTGAAGATAGGCCTCGCGGCGCTCCATCAGCCGCTTGTGATCCGGCGCATTGCCGCGCTCGGCATAGGGCAGCCCAAGCGTCCGGTTGAAGAACCCCTTCAGCCCCGCCTCGCCCGCCCCGACTTTTTCGGCCTCGATCAGGTTCTCGGCGATGTCGCCATAGCTCATCATCAGCGAGATGAAGGCATCGACATGGAACCCGGGATGCCGGTCAGGCGCCTCGGCAGTTGCGATGAAGCGCCCCGCCCTGACCGCCGCGACACGCTCCATTTCACTGATCGGATAGTTGCAGGCCGGGCAGCCCATGACTGTCCGATGCGGATGAACCCGATCGACCACCATAAGCTCGAACCTCTGTACAAACTCCTCGCCGCATTGCGGACAGGCAATGTGCCAGAACCGCTGGTCTGACCGGCGAAACGATCGGTCGACCCTGCAGTGTCCCGGTCCGTCGCCGAGCGGATCGCCACTGTCGACTTCAGGGGTCGACAATTCGAGGATCTTGTAGCTGCGCACCCGGCGAAACGCCGTGAAGCGGCCGAAGAACAGTTCATCCGGGTCATCGCCGGAAGGTGTGTTCTGCCACTTGGAGAACTCGTCCTTGACCCCGAACCGGCTGGTCTTGCCGGACAGTTCCATCGCGACATTCGCGTTGGCGAGGTCGATCGCTCCGCCCGGGAAACCCTTCTTGTATGTCGTCGACCCAGCGCCCGACCGCGACACGGTCGGGAAGATGATCCGCTTGCCGGTACGCCTCTGCCACGCGTCTATCAGCGGCTGCAGTTTGAGCCCGTTCATTTCCTGTAGCGCGTCGAGCCCCGGCACGCCGTAGAGCACGTTGTCCGGACAGACTTCCGCAATGTAGAGCGACCAGGCGAGCGCCAGGATCGAGACGCCGGTCTGCTGGCTCTTGCGCACCGTCACCAGGTTGCACGCATGCTCCTGGCTCAGGCAGTCGGCGATCGGCCCGAGATATGGCGCGTCCGCTTCGCTCCACAATTCGCCGCGCCGCGGTCCGTCGACCAGTTCGATGTTCTGCGCGATCCAGCGGCGGAACGGTTCCGGCGGCGTCGGCCGGATCGATGCCGACAGTCTCCCTGTCACCAGCGCGAGGCCGCCGACATGCTGGCCGGACAGCAATGGGACCTGGTCGCCGCTCACGCGGGATCCTCCATCATCTCGTCGCCGGCAGGCGCAGCAGCAGCGATCTCGCCCAGCCTGTTGGCGATCTGTTCGGCGAGTTCGAAGGCGATCGTCCGGAGCATCGAGCGCGCCCCGAACTGGCCTTCCTTCGACACCGCGAGCGCAATATCGTCAGCCCGGTTCGGCAGCCGCATGATGATCGCCTGGATTTCCCGGCCAGCGATCGTCTGCGCCTCCGCGATCACGTCGGCGCGGACCAGCTGCTTCAGTTCTTCCTGGTGACGCAATTTCTCGCGCGTCACCTTCAGCCATTCGTTCTGGCGGCGCGCTTCTTCGAAAGAGTCTGCCTGCGGACCACGAGCACCAGCAGCCGCCCCACGCTCGCCGCCACCCTCGCCTTCGGCATCCGCCGACCGGGCAACGGATTTCGCCGGATTGGTGAACCGCTCGCGGGCATGTTCGAAATGCGCCAGCGACACCCGGACGATCCGCCCGCGCCCATCGCGCTCGACCGGCACGTCGCCGGCCTCGACCAGCCGTTTCAGCACTTTCGAGACGGCCTGCTTCGAAACGCCCTGCAGCACAGCAATCTCGCCGACCGTCCGCCACACCAGCGGTTCGGCATTCATCGTTTCAACCTCTGTCAACCGCCGCGCGGGCGTCGCGTCAACCCTGTCAACCCAACCTCGCGGCCTGCGAGACTGACAAGAACCCGGGACGCCCCGGCACCGCTTGGGGTTGGAAGGGGGATACGGTCCCTATTGGGGGGGGTATGGTTACTTGGGGAGGATGCGGCCCAGCTCGTGCAGCATCCTGGGGAAGACGAAGTTCTCGGCGAGATCGATCATAACGTTCTGGTAGACGTCCGGATTGTTGACGACATCATTGGCAGGGTTCGGCCCGTAAAGCACTTCGACCGGGAAGCGGCGCGACCCTTCGCGCTTGAAGACGGTGGTGCCGCCGTTCATGGTCGCGATGAAAGCCGACTTGTAGGAGCCCCGCGCCCTGACCGTCACGCCCGATCGCGTCTGACGCGCTCCGATGCGATAGAGCGATATCCAGTTCGATGCGACGCGCAGCACAGCGGCATCGCTCGATACATAGGCTTTCGTCTTATCCCGCACGATGCCCTGCGGCAGGTTGATGCGTTCGGCGATACGCCGCACGACGCGCGTGCGGCCCATGTCGCCGATGCGCGCCATGGCGCGCGCCGTCACCTTGGCCTTGATCTCGGCTGGCAGGCGCTCGAAAGCGCGCGACAGGCGAAAGAAGTCCTGCGCGTCATAGCGGATTTCCGCGCTCAC